TTTCCGGGACTACCCGATCGGCTTCCCGCTGAATGGCGGAATCGGCTTCAGGCTGCTGCAGTTGGTGTGATTGCTCCGGCCTTGCGGTCATCACCTGCTGCACAGCGCCCGAATCGGCTTTCAGCGCATACGCTGAATCGGCTTCCGGTGTCGTGCCTGCTGGCTGACCAAGATTGACGGTCTGAACATCCCCTGCCTGGTTCGTGGCGTTTTTTACGCCATGGACCATAGTGTTTTGATCTTCTTGATCTGTATCTTTATCTGTATCTTTATCTGTCGTGACTCGTCGTGACATGTGCGTGACATTTCGTGACGCGCCGTGACAATCGCCATTTTGTTCCCGCTTTCTTTCCCTCTCTCGCTGCGCCCTCTTGCGCTCTGCAGGAGATTTTGCGGTTTGCGAAATATTGCCGTTGTCCTCTTTAAGCACCTGGCGTTTTTCCCATCCAGTGATTAAATCACCATCAAGTACCCGCCCCTGCATCGTCTGCAAAATTGAATCAATTACCTCTTCTGTCACGTCGAGCGCACTTGCCAAATCTTCTGTCGTGACATCAATGTGACCTCGCGTGACATTTCGTGACGCGCTCACCAGGAGGTGGATATACACTGCCATCACTGTTGCAATTGGCTGCCCTGACACCCTGGCAATTGTTCGCCACTTAGGGTCATTAGGCATGTCATGCCATAATCTGAGCCAGGCGTTAGCCATACTCACCTCTTCTGATACCGAATCTTTTTACTCGCGAATTGCCGGAAGCGATTCGATATGGCTATTGTCAGTCAATGTACTGCCACAGCATTTCCTGCCGGGCCACCACGGTTCATCTGATTGAAACCGGCGATTGCCACTGCGACAAAATCATCAGCGTCTCTCACCAGTCGTTCCCGCGTCTCCACCAACTCCCGAAAATAAGCTGAACTGTGGCTGCGCATTCTGGCCACCAGCAAAGGTGGCATTGCCTTTTCGATCGCTGGTAACAACGTCTGAATTTTTTCAACTGCATCAGGGGTGTCTTTCTCTACCCAGCGGAAAATTTTCTGGGTATTGCGAGCCAGGGCTTCCGGATGGCTATCGTCATACAGTTCAGGAAACGTCATACCCAACTCAAAATAAGCCTGGGTTATTCCAGCTGCTGGAACTTTTTCGCCATCAGGACGCGCCCAGGCATTCATCGCCATGCGGATGTGTTCATGCTTGATTTTCATGAATCATTTGCCTCTTGATGTTTCAGGTATGATCAAATGAGGATTTGTTACTGTCATTTAGTTGCTTCACTGACATATTCTGCGAACAACATGCCGAACGTCGTAAATATGACCAGTCAATATCAGGACGAAGTTCTTCGCACAGAACCTCACCTCTTGTTGCACGTTCAATTGCTGGACATCTCTCGGCAGGCAATTGACGTACCCCTTTGATCCATTGATTTACGCTTGGAGGTGATACACCTAAAAGCCTAGCCATTGCTGATTGCCCACCGACAACAGCACAAGCTTGCTTGAATGAATAGTTCTCTTTTTTCATCGAATGAACTCCAAAAACACACAGAAATATTAGGCGACGCCTAACACAAATGTCAATAGGCTGTGCCTAATGCGATAAGGGTAGGGATTGCCTAATGCAATGAGCATAGGAGAATATTAAGCAATGCTTAGTGGTAAAGACTTAGGCCGAGCGATAGAGCAGGCCATTAACAAAAAAATCGCATCGGGATCCGTCAAATCAAAGGCGGAGGTCGCACGCCACTTCAAAGTCCAACCACCATCAATTTATGACTGGATTAAGAAAGGCTCTATAAGTAAAGATAAACTTCCAGAATTATGGCGTTTCTTTTCTGATGTTGTTGGTCCAGAGCATTGGGGGCTTAACGAATACCCCATACCAACCCCCACCAATTCAGATACAAAAAGTGAACTTTTAGATATAAACAACCTTTATCAAGCAGCCTCTGATGAAATAAGAGCGATTGTAGCTTTCCTGTTATCTGGAAATGCTACAGAACCAGATTGGGTTGACCACGATGTTCGCGCCTACATAGCAGCGATGGAAATGAAAGTGGGTAAGTATCTGAAAGTTCTAGAATCTGAACGGAAAAGCCAGAACATCACAAAAACTGGAACTTAAACTTATATGGTCTGACGGAAAACTCCTGGATTCCGTTATTTAACCCCCCATCACTTTCTGCTGTCGCCATCACCTATTAGGTTACGATCAAAACATTAGGCATAGCCTATTGATAATCAATTAGGCATTACCTATAGTTCCAGCATACCACCCACCCCGCCCCACAGAACGCAGGGCAATACTTCGAGTTACCAGGCAGTGGTCAGGGGTTAAGTAGCCAGCCCGAGGCGTAAGAACATGACGGCAGGGTTCAACTTTAACTATGCAGCAGGTTTTTGTTCCGCCACCCCGGCGTTAAGGGGAAATGAGGTCAGCATGGATACTATCGATCTTGGCAACAGTGAATCTCTGGTATGCGGCGTGTTTCCCAACCAGGACGGTACGTTCACCGCGATAACGTATACCAAAAGCAAAACGTTTAAAACCGAAACTGGCGCGCATCGCTGGTTAGCCAGAAACACTGACTGATGAGGTTGACTATGGAATTTAAAGAGTTACCAAAAGAAATCCAAGAAATTGCAGCACATACACTTCGTCAACGTCTGAACGAAGTTGCATTAGAAGCTGAAACGAAAAAAGACATTGATAATATGGCTCGTAATGTGCGCGATGCGTTTACCGGACTGTATTCTGTTTCTGTTGAGGACAATAACATTCCTGACGAACAGGAAGAGAGTACAGACCCCCACAAATTCTGGAAATCTGTAGAGGTCATTGCAAAAGCCAAACTACTGGAACTTAACAACTTATATCATCGTGAGAATGATGGTCGTCAATCTTTGCATCATCAGGGAGTCGCCACCCTGATAGCTCTAACGAAAGAGCAAGGCGAATATCATCCAGTGGCATTAAACGACACTGTGAAATAGTCCATCCATGTTTACGGGATAGATAAAGATATATCGCTTCGAAACCATCGACATGGTTTGGATAGCCTTCCTCAGCAGCAAGGTTATCCCCAAAACATTCAAGAATATAATTTAAACGCGCTGTTTCATAATGAATCTTCCAGCGAGTCTGATTTAGTTTGCTGACCATTTTAATTTTATCCTCCATTGAGGTTACTGGTTGAGAATGGAGACCACACGTGACAGCGCGTGGTCGTGCGCCGGACACGGATAAGAATCCGGCACAAACAGTTTACTGAAAGGATATATCCCTGAAAAGTCAGGGCATAACGCGAAAGCGCACGGCGAAGTCATTCCTCCCTTTGTTGTGTACCACTGACATCTTCGTCTGTGCGCTTCCGGTTGTGGCAATCCTCGAAATGGCGCGGCGGTAAGTATGGCGGGGTTATTCCTTCCCCGTTGAGGACACCGGGTTGTCAGGTTGACCATACGCTTAAGTGACAACCCGCTGCAACAACCCATGTTGATTACCTTTTGGCGGGTATCCGTTTTTTGTTTTCCCTTGTGATACCCGCCCTTTTTAAAGTGAATTTTGTGATGCGGTGAATGCGGCTCAGCGCACGCGGAACAGTTAAAAAGGCCAGTTGACTTCCGTATTGGTTCTTATGGGTGGGTTCTCTGTATCCGGCGTTAATTATTAACTGGTTAACGTCACCTGGAGGCACCAGGCACCGCATCACAAAATTCATTGTTGAGGATGCGATAATGGAAACGTTATTACCAAACGTCAATACGTCTGAAGGTTGTTTTGAAATTGGTGTCAGAATCAGTAACCCTGTATTTACTGAAGATGCCATTAATAAGAGAAAACACGAACGGGAGCTATTAAATCAAATATGCATTGTTTCAATGCTGGCCCGTTTACGCCTGATGCAAAAAGGACGATGACAATGAATACAGTATTTGCACTCGTTCTGACGGTTTTTCTTAATACAGGCGAGCCAGTCGATCTTGTTATTGGTATACATGACTCAATGAAAGAATGCATGGCTGCCGCAGCGGAACAGAAAATTCCCGGCAACTGTTATCCGGTTGATAAAGTTATTCGCATGGACAATAACGAAATCCCGGCAGGACTTAAAACAGCACCGTAATTAATATCCGGTTTCATTTTTATATGCCAGCAATGGCAGGGATTTGTTCACCCTTAAATCTGTAATGAGGTTAAAACAAAATGAGTAAAGTCTTTATTTGCGCCGCCATTCCGGACGAACAGGCAATAAAGGAAGAAGGTGCAGTCGCTGTAGCCACTGCCATTGAAGCCGGCGACGAACGCCGCGCCCGAGCCAAATTTACCTGGCAATTCCTGGAGCAATATCCGGCTGCTCAGGACTGCGCTTATAAATTTCTTGTTTGCGAGGATAAACCCGGCATGCCCCGCCCTGCCATCGACTCCTGGGATACCGAATATATGCAGGAAAACTGCTGGGATGAGGAATCCGCTTCCTTTATTCCGGTCGAACCAGAATCCGATCCGATGAACGTCAATTTTGACAAGCTGTCCCCTGAAGTACAGAACGCGGTCCTGGTTAAGTTCGACACATGTGAAAACATCACCGTTGATATGGTTATTAGCGCACAGGAATTGTTGCAGGAAGACATGGCAACATTCGACGGACATATCGTTGAAGCGTTGATGAAAATGCCAGAAGTTAACGCCATGTATCCGGAGCTTAAGTTGCACGCCATTGGGTGGGTTAAGCATAAATGTATTCCTGGTGCTAAATGGCCCGAAATTCAGGCAGAGATGCGCATCTGGAAAAAACGTCGCGAAGGTGAACGCAAGGAAACCGGAAAATACACGTCTGTTGTTGATCTCGCCCGCGCCAGAGCCAATCAACAGTACACTGACAATTCAACAGGAAAAATCAGCCCGGTCATTGCTGCCACTCATCGCGAATACAAGCAGACATGGAAAACACTGGATGACGAACTGGCCTACGCTCTCTGGCCTGGTGATGTGGATGCCGGAAACATTGACGGCAGCATCCATCGCTGGGCAAAAAATGAAGTTATCGACAACGACCGCGAAGACTGGAAGCGTATCTCGGCATCAATGCGCAAACAGCCTGATGCCCTTCGCTACGACCGCCAGACTATTTTTGGCCTTGTCCGTGAACGTCCGATCGACATTCACAAAGACCCTGTGGCACTGAACAAATACATTACTGAATACCTGACTACAAAGGGCGTGTTTGAAGATGAAGGAAGAAATCAGAGCGCAACTGATACTCTCTCGTCGCCAGTACCAGAAACTGATGCAGTGGAAACGGCAATTCCGGACAACGAAAAAACCGAATGCAAAGTGGAAGTCGAACCATCTGTAGAGCGTGAGGGGCCGTTCTACTTCCTCTTCACCGACAAGGATGGCGAAAAATATGGTCGCGCAAACAAACTTTCTGGTCTGAATAAGGCGCTGACTGCAGGGGCTACTGAAATCACGAAAGAAGAATATTTTGCCCGTAAAAACGGTACATACTCAGGTTCACAACAAAATACTGGTGCATCTGACACGACCGCACAACCAGAGCCGGTAAAAGTTACCGCTGACGAAGTAAACAAAATTATGCAGGCAGCCAATATCAGCCAGCCTGACGCCGATAAGTTGCTTGCTGTATCACGTGGTGAATTTGTTGCAGGGATTAGCGACCCGAATGATCCGAAATGGGTGAAGGGGATTGAAACCCGCGATTCAGTGAATCAGAACCAGCAAGAAACGGAACAGAACGACCAGAAAGCGGAACAAAACAGCCCAAATGCGTTACAAAACGAGCCAGAAACGAAACAACCTGAGCCAGTAGCGCAACAGGAAGCGGAAAAAGTCTGCACCGCCTGCGGTCAGACCGGCGGCGGCAACTGCCCTGATTGTGGTGCGGTGATGGGCGACGCAACATACCAGGAAACATTCGATGAAGAGAATCAGGTTGAAGTTCAGGAAAATGATCCGGAGGAAATGGAAGGCGCTGAACATCCACACAAGGAGAATGCTGGCAGCGCTCAGGACCACGCCAGCAATAATGAAACTGGCGAGACGGCAGATCCCTTAATTGCGGTGAACGGTCATCACGTTATCACATCCACCAGCAGGACGTGTGACCATCTAATGATCGACCTTGAAACCATGGGAAAAAATCCTGATGCCCCGATTATCTCAATAGGTGCAATATTTTTCGATCCGCAAACCGGAGATATGGGACCGGAATTTAGTAAGACTATCGATCTGGAAACTGCTGGCGGAGTCATTGATCGGGACACCATTAAATGGTGGCTTAAGCAATCACGCGAAGCGCAATCTGCCATTATGACCGATGAAATCCCGTTAGATGATGCACTGTTACAATTGCGGGAATTTATCGACGAAAACTCCGGTGAATTTTTTGTTCAGGTCTGGGGAAATGGAGCCAACTTCGACAACACGATTTTGCGCCGTTCATACGAACGGCAGGGGATCCCCTGCCCGTGGCGTTACTACAACGATCGCGATGTACGCACAATCGTTGAGCTGGGGAAAGCCATAGACTTCGATGCCAGAACGGCTATTCCATTCGAAGGTGAGCGCCATAATGCACTTGATGACGCCCGTTACCAGGCAAAATACGTTTCAGCAATCTGGCAAAAACTGATCCCGAATCCGGTTGATTTTTAATGTTCAACCCTGATCGCCGTCCCCGAATTATATTGGCGGCGGTCATGCTGTAAGGCACGTGACCACATGTACGAATTAACTCTATCGCCAGCAGAGATTCAAGAGATCACGAAATACGAGCGATACACAAAACAGCAACACCAGTTAAGGCTGCACGGTATCCCATTTGTAATCGGTCCTAAAAACGAACCAATAGTTCTTCGCAGGGATATTCCACACGGACTGACTACGATGCCAAAAGCACCTGAACTGGTTTCCGCTGAACCCGATTTTGAGGCGCTGAACAATGGGAAGACCAAGAAAAAACAAAAAAGATAATGCACTACCACCGCGTGTTAGATCGAATGGTTACAGTTACGTATGGAAACCCGAAGGAAGCACAAGAACTATAGGGCTCGGAAGAGTGCGGGAAACCAGCGTAGCTAAAGTCTGGCAAAATTATGAGCTGGAAAAAGCAAAACTCCACAACATAATGACAGTAGCTAAATTATGGCACATGTTTATGGACTCCCCTGCATTTACAGAACTGGCCCCCCGAACCCAAAAAGATTATCGGCAACATCAAAGGGCATTGTTGGCAGTATTCGGAAAAGTGCTTGCTGATAATGTAAAAATTGAACAGGTAAGAATTTTCATGGATAAGCGAGGACTTGAGAGCAAGACCCAGGCAAACCATGAACTGGCAAGTCTGAGCCGTGTATACGGATGGGGATATGAGCGTGGGTATGTGAAAAATAATCCATGCAAAGGAGTCAGAAAATTCACACTTAAAGCCCGTACTGTTTACATCACCGATGAACAGTATGCTGCAATATATGCGGAAGCAATTCCACAGTTACGTATTGCAATGGAGATATCCTATCTTTGTGCGGCAAGGCTCGGTGATGTACTCGAGCTGAAATGGCAGGATATTATGGAGAAAGGGATTTACATTGAGCAAAACAAGACCGGCACTAAACAAATCAAGGAATGGTCTCCGCGATTACGTACGGCGATCCAGTTAGCCCGAAATGTATCTTCCGGCACATGCGAGTATGTGATCAACACAACCAAAGGCGGGAAGGTAATAGCCAAGACGCTGAACAACTGGTGGAATCAGGCTAAACGTGCAGCCGAGCAAAAAGCCGGCGTTCCGTTTGGGTGCAACTTCCATGACATAAAAGCCAAAGGGATTTCAGATTACGAAGGCAGCAGTCGCGACAAACAAATTTTCAGTGGACACAAAACAGAAAATCAGGTGTTGATTTACGATCGTAAAACCAAAATAACACCAACACTGGATTTGCCGCTTGTGGTCAGTAAGTAG